GTTGGGGTGGTGGCATCATTGGATCACATGGATCATCCACAGGTGTTTCCACCACCGTTGCCTGTGCCGCTGTCATCTTGGTTGCCGCAGTTGCCTTTATCCTTTCCATCTTTTCCGTCCTTGCCGTCCTTGCCATCTTTTCCTTTAGGTCCACGCTTGCCACGCTTACCGTCCTTGCCGTCCTTACCATCTACACCATCAGTGCCATCAGTACCGTTAGTGCCATCAGTGCCATCAGTGCCATCCTTACCTGCTGGACCTACTGGACCTACGTTGCTTGTTGAGTTGTCTGGGCCTGTGTCGAACATGATGGTTTTCTGTGTCTTGCGGCCATCATCACAGTACCAACGCTGGTGGATGATACCACCTTCGATTTGGATACCTTCAAAGACGTAGCCTTTAGCACCACAAGCCCACGCAGGTGGGTGCTGCTCAGGGCCAGCGTGTGCGGCTGCTGTTGTTGCTGTTGCGATTGTTAGGGCGATTGTTGTGATGATAGTATTCTTCATTGGTCGTTCTCCATTTGTGCGTTTTCGTTTGCTTGTTGTCCAAGGTCTTGGATCAAAATGTCGTATTCTGCCAAGTCCATGATAAAGTCATAAAAGTCTACATAGTTGTCCATTTGTTTATTCCTTATTTGATTTTTCTAGTTCATCGTAATATTTAGAGTAGGCTATTTCTGCATCATGATATGTGGATAGTGCAACATCATCATAATACCTAGCCAAAGCGTGGGCATCCTCATAAACACCTTTTGCTCCCTTTGCAGCAGAGAGCAGCTTTTCTACCTTAGTCATTTGTCTTTCCCTTTGTGATTAGCATCACGACCCCAAGGCCGATCAGTGTCATGAGTGGGAACATTGTGATTACTCCCACAACCCATAGGGTTATTACAATCCCATCCACATTACAACCTTTAAGATGATTGCAATCAGGATCATAAGCGGGGCAAGCGTTACCATAAAGGCGAACAGCAATGATAGTAGTGGGATGATGATTTTCATTTGTCTGTCTCCTTAGTTGTTAGACGTGCAATCCACAGGTCGCCATTATGCGCCCTTAGTGATACATCCGCAACTTCCCCTACCTCTAGGGAAAATGTAAGGCCGTCGATATTGTGGGTGCTGATAGAGGACGCAACGTATTCGCCATTTACCAGATACATGGGGAATTTCCAAAAGGGGTTGATCGTTTTCCCTGCTATTTCTACCACTGTTTTGATTTTAAGTTTCATTTGTCTTTTCCTTTGCTTGTTAAGTGTTGGATCAAGGCTTGCACTGATACTACTGTAAGGTAACTGACGCTTGTCCAGAACATTATAAAGCTGATTAGGTAGACGGGGTCACGCATCATAGCAACCACCCACTGAATAGCGCTGCGCCTAATAGGAGGCCCATCAAGGCCCCTGTGATCAGGTTTAGCAGCATCTGGTTAAGTGCGGCCTTTTTCTTTTGTGTAGTGGTCATTATAGTGCCTCCTTTATGTAGCATTTTTCTAGATCAACATTCATTCCAATCATATCTCTGTGGAAAACCCCAATTGTGTAGTCATTGGGTGTGAAGGTCTTCAGGTATTGCCCGCAAGTGTCCTTATAGCATTTGTATCCATCGTTACCCGACCTAACGTCAAGCCCTGCGTCCATTGCTAGAATCAATTGTTCGCGTGTCATGCTGCTGCCTCCTCTTCCATACTCTTAAGGTTAACGTTCAAGTGATCCGCAAGGCTGTGCCAGTCTACTACAGACCAACTGTCCCGAATGAAATCACTAAGTAACCCAACTGGCAAGGATGACATAAGCTCACCCTCTTCACAGATGTAGGTTATATCCTCTTCCAATTCATTTGCTTCCACATGGTATTGCCCACATTCTGCAAAGTACTCAGGCATTGCGTCCATGTACCACACATTCACCAACCAAGTCTCTTTGTTAGCCCAGCCGTTGTATTCTGTTGAATTTGTCATGATAGTATCCTTTGTTTGTTGTTGTTCATATACCCGCGCCATCATGGCCGAGTGTGAAGGCATGGGGCTCGCTGGCCCATTTGTTGGTTTAGTGCCCATCAGACTGTCGAGAAGTACTTGTTGGTCGCTTGAACGTATGTCCACGCATAACCTTCCAGCGCTTCTTCTTTGCTTATCTCACGCATTGCCCCGATTGTTTCGTTCGGTGTGCCATCCCCGTATTCTAGGGTGCAAGGCTGGCGTGTATCGGCTGGAACGTGAAGGATACAAACTTGTTTCTTTGTGAATCCCATAGGTTCTACTACGTTGCGGTAGTCAATTTCGTCCATGATGTAAGAGGCTTCTAATTCGCCTTCCCAATAGCCTGTTGCCATCACTATGCCACCACTAACCAACCCCATCGATCTAGCGGTATCAACGTGGCGCATAAACTTTGCTACAATGTGAAAATCTGTATTGTTGTCGATTGCGAATATTACTTTATTGAACATGTTCTTATCCTTTGATTAATTGTTTACGGCTAACTGATAACATACGTCCGCCATGAGTACCACCACCACCAACCACATATTTGATAAAGGCCTTACCGCTTGTGTATGCTTCAGCATCTACTAAGCCTTTGCCGTATGTGTTGTGAATAACTTGCAACCCGTTGCGGATATGCTTGCGAACCTCAGTGCCATCAGCCTTTACGTAACCATTGACGTTCTTGACGTTCTTAAGGTTAGTCTTTGTAGATTGGTATATTGTACGTGTCATGATAGTATCCTTTGTTTGGTTTAATACTTTAAAAGAACCATTGAGTTCCTTTACGATATTAAATCGCCGTAAGTTTATCGTTTGCTTTTTACCACCCATACTTTCGTATCGCCCTTGCGGGGGATGATAACCACTACTACTTACGCCCCTTCGGTTCGACCTTCCCATAGCGCCTCTCTATGGGTGTTGAAGTGGGTCCGCGCTGTCCCCTAAGGGCGTCTGCTAGCAGCTAGTCGTTGCTGTTGATTAATAACTAACGATACCAACAAAGCATTGCAACAACTAAATGAAGATAAATGTAAATAAAATGATAAGCCTATGAAACTAAAGGGAAACAAATGTATACCACACCTACAACAACTATGATGTGCGTATGTGTACTATATACTAGTGAATAAAAAGTACCGTGCTGTAGCGTGTCTATGTGTGTAGTAGGGCACATATGCATAGCGTTAGGGGACGTTAGTAATCGTTAGGTAGCGTTACAGGTATATGGATAAGGGGAAGCGGATGGATGCTGTAGTGGTTGGGTGTATTTGACCATAACAATGATATAATGTAACAAGTGTTAACATAGGTACACGTTATGTTATACTGTAACAGGTAAAGTGTGACAAATGAGATACATGTGTGACACAAATATCACGAAGGGGGGCCAAGGGGGGTCGGGGGGTTGTCCATTCAAGAGAATTGCACCTAAACATTTTCTAACATAACTTTGGCTATTTGAAGGTGTTGCAGTAGGGGTACACTAAGCGCTGCTAAGCGCTGCTAATGACCACAAAAGGATACAAAAGCATACCACAGCTATACCACAACCTGTAAAGTATACAACAGAATACTGATGATGAGCTTAAGCCCTATACAAGGGTTGTGGTCTACCAACCCGATGGAACGTAGTGACTGAGGTTATGTACCACACTAAGGAGTCTTAGACCTTATAGTGACCTTTATGTCACACTTATACCACCTCCAACAACTTATTTAAACTTTATTTAACTTTATTTCATCTTACCCATGTCGTTTTAGCTCTTTTTTGTTATCTATTAGTATAACTAACGTACAAAGTATAACGGTGGTTATCTTAACACTAGCTTATATTATTCTAGGTCTCAACAAGGTTGAGGATGGTGTAGTATAGGATTAGTGCCTTGCTATAGACTTGAGTTAGTTTACATTACACTAATGGGAGCTAACGTATATAGACACAAACGATAAAGGAATTCATTCATGGCCCTCTACGACTTCTCCTACACAAAGACGGACCAAGGGGTCATCCGTACAAAATCCCTCTTCTACGAACTAGATCATCAAAGTGACGCATGTATCTTTACGTTGAAGGAAGAGGCTATCGAACATCCGTCGGGTAGACCCTTGATGCCCATCGCTCAGATATTTATCGCTATGGCGGTTGATGATCCGACGGAAATAACTTTCTCAGACTATATCTTTGGTTCGTGGCAGGTGTGGGATAAAATCCGCAACTCCGACAAAAGACTTGTAGTACACATTGAGAGATGGCGTAAAGAAGCAGATGTTCGTCGTAAAGCCCTAGCATTTAGTGTTGTGGTAAACGAAGTGAAGAACGAGGGTAAGTCCTCCTTCGCTGCTGCCAAGTATCTTATCGAAGAAGGTTGGAACCCTAAAGGCCAAACCACTGATGCACGTAAGAAGCGCTCAGAGGCCCGTGAGACAGCACAGACAGCTTTCGAGCGTGAAGGGTTAACAGAAGACATGCAACGGCTTAAAGAGGCTGGTTTGCTCCCTAACTAGTATGCTGTGGCAGGTTTGCGGGTAACAACAGCTACCCTAGGCGTCAGTAGCGCAGTTACTTAGGGGTTCAATTCCCCTCCACTAGCACCAAACTACAACAACAATCCACCACTGGTAAAGGATTAAGAAAATGGCTAAAGGCCCTACAATCACGACTATTGCTTCGGGCTACTACAGCCGTACAGCACTTAACGACAACTTCACCAACATTGATGCAGCATTTGATAATACTCTGTCGCTTGATGGTAGTACACCTAATTCAATGCAAGGTGACTTAGACTTAAATGGCAATCAGGTTATTAATGGTGTTGGTAAGTTCAACACTTTGTATCTGGACAACGCCCTTGTTGGTAATCTGTCTACAGCATTTACCTTCCTTGGTGCATGGGTCACTGGAACCTCTTACAGCGCATATGATGTTGTAACTGACTCAGGTAACACTTATGTTGCCTTAGAGGCACACACAGCAGGCTCAACCTTCTCTACTGACCTATCAGCGGCTAAGTGGTCTATCCTTGCTGCCAAGGGTGCTAGTGGGGCAGGTTCTGGTGACATGCTTGCAGCTAACAACCTTAGCGATGTGGCTAACGCAGCAACTTCAAGAAGCAACTTGGGTTTAGGTGCAAGTGATAGCCCTACGTTTACCAACATCACACCTACTGGTACAGTAGACGGACGAGACCTTGCTGTTGATGGTGCTAAGCTAGACTTGCTGGACCAAGGACTTGCCACAACTGACAGCCCAACCTTTAACGTAGTGACTGCTACATCCTATGCTGGTGACGGTTCTGCTCTTACTGGTGTTGGTGCTAGCGCAACCGCTGGTGCTGTTGGGACTTACGCTTTCCTGTGGAGAGATAATGCAGGAGCAACAGAGGGGCTAACCTACTCAGGGACATTGTTGTTCTACGCAGTTATGAATGATGACAGCACTACAGCTGGTGCTACTGACGCCTATCGTGGCACAGGTCTTGTTAGGTCTAGTGTAAGCCCATCAGGGACGTGGCGTTCAATGGGTAGTGGAGGAACGATTTATGGAACAGCCCACGGACAAACAACACTTTATGTGAGGATTTCTTAAATGAGTATTACAATCACAGAAGTACGCAATGCGGCAGCACTACAGTCGGACAACCTCAGAGTGGACGTAGAGATTAATCACCCAGACTACGGTTGGATACCTTACACACTAGACCCTGCTGACACTGACACAACTATCGACAACGATGCAGTGATGGCTCTCATTGGTGCTGACTTCGCAGCCTACGTTCCACCAACTCAGGAGGAGCTTGATGTAGCACTAGCTGCTAATATCCGTGGGGTTCGTAACGCAGCACTAGCTGCCACCGACTACATGGGCCTAGCTGACTACTCTGCAAAGGCTGGTGAGATAGAGTACAGGCAAGCACTGCGTGACGTACCACAGCAAGCTGGTTTCCCTAAGACACACACATGGCCTAATAGACCCTAACCATAGGATAACTCATGACCCCTGAAGACATTCGAATTAGAGCGGAGCAAGACTTAACGTTCTTTATACAACTTGTAGCTCCTACTCAAGTTCTAGGCAACTGCCACAAGGATGTCTTGTCTTGGTGGACACGAGAGAACTCTAAAGACTTCCAACTGCTACTGTTCCCACGAGATCACGGTAAGTCCCGTCTTGTGGCATACAGAGCAGCTTGGGAGCTTACTAAAGACCCTACTCTCCGTATCCTATATATTTCAGCCACAGCTAACCTAGCAGAGAAACAGCTTACCTTTATTAAGGGTATCCTAGACTCTCCTATCTTTCGTCGCTACTGGCCTGACCACATCAATGCTGAAGAAGGAAAGCGGTCCAAGTGGACTAACTCTGAGATTGCGCTGGATCATCCATTGCGTAAGAAAGAGAACGTCCGTGACCCTTCTATCTTCACTGGTGGTCTTACTACATCCTTAACTGGACTACACTGTGACATTGCTATCCTAGATGACGTTGTGGTAGCAGAGAATGCTCTCACAGCCGAAGGTCGTTCTAAGGTTGCCTCTCAGTACTCCCTGTTAGCCTCTATCGAGGGCGCTGACGCTAAGGAGTGGGTAGTTGGTACACGTTACCACGCTAAAGACCTTTATGACAACCTAATGAGCATGAAAGAAGATGTTTATGATGAGGATGGCAATCAGGTTAGCGAAGAGAACATCTACGAGATATTTGAGCGTCCAGTAGAGGACAGTGGTGATGGCACAGGCCAATTCTTGTGGCCACGTCAACAACGTAAAGATGGTAAGTGGTTTGGCTTTGATATAGCTACACTTGCTAAGAAGCGTGGTAAGTACCTAGACCGTGGACAGTTCCGCGCTCAGTACTACAACGACCCTAATGACCCTGACAACGTACCAATCGGCACTGACAAGTTTCAGTACTTTGAATCCAAGCTACTTAAACAGGATGGTGGTCGTTGGTCGTACAAGGGTAAGCGATTGAACATCTTCGCTGCTATCGACTTCGCTTTCAGTACTAAAGCACGAGCCGACTATACTGCCTTGGTAGTCATAGGTATCGACTCCGACAACATGGTATATGTACTAGAGATTGATAGATTCAAGACTACTAAGATTTCTGATTACTTTGACCACATCTTTGCTGCCCAGAATAAGTGGGAGTTCAGGAAGATGAGGGCCGAGGTCTCAGTAGCTCAGGTAGCTATTGTTAGACAGCTTAAGGATATGATTCGTGAGAATGGTATTTCGTTGTCCATTGAAGAGTTCCGACCAAACAAACATCATGGTAATAAGGAAGAGCGCATTGCAGCTATCCTAGAGCCACGTTACGAGAACCTACAGATGCTACACTATCGTGGTGGTAACATCCAATACCTAGAGGAAGAACTACAGTCTAGGTTCCCACCTCACGATGACGTTAAGGATGCACTGGCTACCGTAGTTGATATGGCAGTCAAACCCACAGCATCAAGTTCAATCAATAGACAGAATACTATATCTTGGTCCGCATCGCGGTTTCGAGCAGGAGGCAAATAAATGAGTGAAGTACTTACCATAGAGCATATGCTTGACCCAGACCACATTGCTGTTGAGATTGCAGATAAGTGGGTTGAGTGGAACATGTATCGCGAGTCTTGGAAGACACAAACCAAGGAACTTCGTGACTACTTGTATGCTACAGATACAACTACGACAGGTAACTCTATCCTTCCGTGGTCCAACACAACAACTACACCTAAGCTAACACAGATTGCTGACAACCTACACGCTAACTACTTTGCTACGTTGTTTCCTCAGCAGAAGTGGATGCGTTGGGATTCTGCATCTCGTGATTCGTCATCTGTAGAAAAGATTCGTACCATTGAGTTCTATATGGTCAACAAGGTTAAGCATAGTAACTTCGTAAGCACTGTGTCTGATCTTCTTGTCGATTGGATTCACACAGGTAACTGTTTCGCTATGGTTGACTGGGAGATGAGCTACTCGAACAAGGAAGACGGCAGTACTACAGCAAAGTACATTGGGCCTAAGATGCACCGCATCAGTCCATATGACATTGTGTTTAACCCTGCTGCTGCCAGCTTCGAGAACACTCCTAAGATCATTCGTAGTATCAAGTCTCTTGGTGAACTTAAACGTGCTATCGACTCAGACCCTACTAACAAAGCAATGGCTGCTGCATTCAACAAGATGATGCAAGCTCGTTCCTCTGTAGCGTCTTCTGACTTCTCTGCTGATAAGTCTCAGGGTTTTATAGCTGATGGTTTCAACTCAATCCAACAGTATTACGAAAGTGACTACGTTGAAATCCTAACCTTCTATGGTGACATCTTTGACCACGAGTCAGGTGAGCTTATGAAGGACCGCGTTATTACTATCATGGATCGTGCACATCTACTAAGCAACGAAGAGAATCCTTCGTGGTCTGGTGTTGCACCTATCTTCCACGCTGGTTGGCGTACTCGTCCTGACAACCTTTATGCTATGGGTCCACTAGATAACCTTGTTGGTATGCAATACCGCATCGACCACCTAGAAAACCTTAAGGCTGACGTGTTCGATCAGATCGCTTACCCAATCATGAAGATTCGTGGTGACGTTGAAGACTTTGACTTCGAACCTGCTGCACGTATTTATCTTGGTGAAGAAGGTGATGTAGATTATCTACGACCAGATGCTACTGCACTACAAGCAGACATGCAAATCCAGATGATTGAGCAGAAGATGGAAGAGATGGCTGGCGCACCTAAGCAAGCTATGGGTATCCGTACTGCTGGTGAGAAGACAGCATTTGAGGTTCAGTCGTTGCAGAACGCATCCTCACGCATCTTCGAACACAAAGCTGCACACTTCGAACGTATGTTCCTAGAGCCAGTACTCAACACTATGCTTGAGGTTGGTCGTAGGAACTTGCAAGTACTCGAAGACATCAAGGTTACTGATGAGTCCACTGGAGAAGAGTTCTTCACAACAATCCAAAAGTCGGATATTGTTGGTAGTGGTCGTATCTCTCCTATTGGTGCACGTCACTTTGCTGAACGTGCTCGTCGTGTACAAAGCATCACACAACTTGCTCAGATCAAGGCACAAGACCCAACCATTGCCCCACACATGTCGGGTAAGGAGATGGCTCGTATCTTGGCAGAAGAGCTTGGTGAAGCTAAACTGTTCGGTGAGAACATTAGCATTGCAGAACAACTTGAGACTCAGCAAGCATCGCAAGACGCTGAAGCAGACAACATGGAGAGTCTGGAGATAGCTGCGGAGCAAGGACGCTAATGCACACACACTGGATCAAAGGTTTAACTGGGGAAAAGAAAGAGCAACGGAAGGCTGAAGTTTTGGCCTACCGTAACGCCTTTGATGACCTCAGAGAAATTCTCGAAAAGCACTACCGTAAAAAGGATTGCATTCGGGACTACGATGTTCCCAACTGGGAGCTAAGACAAATCGCCGCGAATGAGTATAATGCTGTTCTCGACGACATCCTGAAAACCATTAACCTAACCGAAGGTAAATAAATGTCTATTTTTGAAGATAAGCCAACAGAAGCTCCAACCGAGGAGGCTGTGGCTACCGAGGCTACCACACAAGAAACCCCACCACAGGAATCTTTTGTAAGTAAGCTCGTAGAGACACGCGGTGAGAAGTGGGGAGACCCAGAAGTCATTGCTAAGGGTAAGCTGGAGGCTGATGCCTACGTCAAAACCCTTGAGGAACAACTCGCACAAATGCGGGAAGACCTTGGTAAGCAAGACTATGCGTCACAACTTCTAACCCAACTACAGCAAAAGGCACCGAATCCCACTGTCGGCAACACTGTAGAGTCCAATAATAATAATGAAAGTGGAACATACGCAGATGATAATACCAATCAGTCTGTGGATGACGAAACACTAAAGAGCCTTGTTGAGAAGACCCTGACGGAACGCGAAGCTAAAGCTACCGTAGATCAAAACCTTTCTGTTGTGGTAACACAGCTAGAGGAACTCTACGGCACAGAGGCCAATGCTACTGTCCAGAAGAAAGCACAAGAACTTGGAATGACACTTGAGCGGATTGAAGACCTCGCTAAAGAGTCCCCATCAGCTTTCTTTGCATTACTTGGTGAGAACAAAGTTCCTGCTAAGTCTTTGGCCCACACTAGTATCCGTACTGAGGGGGTTAACTACCAGAACACGGGCCAACGTGATTGGGCATACTACAGCCAACTACGCCGTGAAAACAAGAACGCGTACTACACACCCAAGGTTCAACAGCAACTGCTGGAAGATAAACAACGCCTTGGTTCTAAGTTTGGTGCGTAAAATCAACATATCTTTAGGAGACAATTAAAATGTCTATGAATACTTCAAACATGAGCTTGCTAACTCGCTCAGAAATCTGGTCAACAGAACTAAAAGACATCCTTCGCGACGAGATGATGGCCCAGCGCTACGTCAAGATGCTTGATGGCTTCCCTGATGGCGACCAGTTCACTATCCCTTCAATCGGCCAAGCACAGGTTGACAACTACGCTGAAGACACTGCTGTTGAGTACCGTCCGATGGACACTGGTGAGTTCACATTCACCATCGACAAGTACTTGTCTTCTGCTTCATACATGACGAAGAAAGCAATGCAAGACGCATTCTACTCTTCTGAAATGATGAGCCGTTTTGTACCTGAGCAAGAGCGTGCGATTATGGCACACTTCGAAGCTACTACTTTGGCTACTCCAGAGGCTGGCGTTACTGCCAACTCTAACGAAGCTATTGATGGTGTTGAGCACCGTTGGGCTGCTGGTGGTACTGGCGCGGTTATCAACGTTGATGACTTTGCACGTGCACGTTTCGCTCTTAAGAAAGCTAACGTTCCTGATCGTAACCTTATCGCTATTGTTGATCCTTCAGTTGAGTTCACATTGAACACATTGTCTACTTTGACATCTGTTGCGAACAACCCTAAGTGGGAAGGTATCGTATCTTCTGGTATCGCTACTGGTATGAACTTCATCGCCAACATCTATGGTTTTGACGTATATACTTCTAACTACCTGAAGGACGTTACTGATGGCGCTCTGAACACTGCTGCTGATGTTGCTGCCAACTTTAGCTCTGTTAATGGTAAAGCCAACTTGTTCTTCTCTGCTGATCAAGCTGCTACACCTTTCGTTGGTGCATGGCGTCAGACTCCTGATGTTGACACTGAGTATAACAAAGACTTCCAACGTCAAGAATTCGTGACTACTGCTCGTTATGGTGTAAAACTGTACCGTCCAGAGAACATGGTTCGTGTTATCTCTAAAACTAACGTTTAACTTAAAAGAATAGGAGACTTAATATGTCTTGGACTAACTCTGACGGTCTTACCGTCCTTATGCACGAAGAGCAAGGTGTTGCTAAAGACGGTGGTATCACTACTGTAAGCCCGATCAAGCACATCAAATTGAAGCTTGACCTTACTACTGACAAAACTGTAGCAGCTAATGATGTTGCAATCCCAGCGGGTTCTTACATCACTGACGCACGTCTTGTTGTTACCACTGCTGCTGCTGGTGGTACATCCATCAACTTCGGCCTTGCTAACGCTGCTGGTACAGCTATCGACGCTGACGGTATTGACGCTGCTGTAGCTACTGCTGCACTTGCTGCTAACCTTGCTGTTGTTTGCAACGGCGCTTTGGTTGGTGTTGCTGCTGGTGTTGGCGCTGCTGACGCTTATGTCACTACTGCTAACACAGGTACTTTCACTGCTGGTGAAGCTGTACTAGTTATCTCGTACATCGAAGTTTAAACTATTGGGCGTCCCTTCGGGGGCGCTCTTCCCACAACTAAATGGAGGCCAATATGGCAAACGTAAATCATAGTGTACTAACTGACCCATATCTCCACGAGCCTAAAGGTGCTGCTACAGCAGTTGCTGGGGCCGAGTATGTGGCTGATGGAGCAGGTTCAGGCAGTTGGATTCGTATCCAAGGCTGGTCACAACACGCTGATACAGACACTACAGTAGGCACACCTTCACAGAACATTGCTACAGGTGCACGGACTAAGTGGACCAACGATGGCGGCTCAACCCTAATCCAAAAACTCCCATCTGATATTGGCGCTTCAGGTCATATGTGGGATACAACTAACCATAAAATTACCCCTATCGCAGCATTTGATACCTACAGCATCCGCATTGGTTTCAAAGCTGAGAACTACGCTGGCACAGGCCCAGACATTAAAGTTGAACTAGATATTGGTGGTGGACTAGGTGTTATTGTTGCAACTACTGTGCCCCTACTAAGAAGTGGTGCACAACAATCCTGTCTCGTAACATTCCCCGTATTCGCAGGTTCAACCTTCATCACAAATGGTGGCACCATCTACTTGACCTACACAGGTACAGGTACTTGTGACATCTTTGCTAGTGACATTTTAATCATCC